CCAGGTCAATCTGACCGCGACCTTCCGCCTTGCCCGCGCCGCGACCAAGCTGATGATGCGCAAGCGCTTCGGCCGCATCATCGCGATCACCTCGATCGTCGGCGTCACCGGCAATCCCGGCCAAGCCAACTACACTGCGTCGAAAGCGGGTCTGATCGGCCTGATCAAGACGCTGGGCGCCGAATACGCCAAGCGCAACGTGACCGCCAATTGCATCGCGCCGGGATTCATCAAGACGCCGATGACGGACGCGCTCAACGACAAGCAGCGCGAGACCATCCTGTCGAAGGTTCCTGCGGCGCGGCTGGGGACGCCCGAGGACATCGCCGCGGCGGCTGTCTATCTCGCCATTTGGATGCAAATCTCCAATGCGAAACATGCAGCAGATAATGCGAAGCAAGCTACTGATGATCTTAGAATAGCGATCACCGCACTGGCGACACGTGATTATGTTGATGCGCAGAAGGAGCGCATTGATGAGCTAGCAGAATGGCGATTGGGGTTCAAAGAAGACGTTAAGGAGAGTCGTATGGTGAAGCCGAAGGAAATAGCTGCTGCTAGGAAGAAGACGAGACGAAGATGAATTTGCCAGTCAACATTATTCTGAGAGTTAAACTCCGGTTGGCAACTCTTTGGTCTGCCATACGAGCTTTGAAGGAGCAAAGTCGTAAGAGTCATGACGACGCTAGATTAGAACAGGGGAGAATTCGTGATGAAAAGAGAGCCGAGGCAGATTTTTTAGAAAGACAGGCTGAAGAAATACGACAAGCTATGGCAAAGAGTTTGGAGGAAAAGAATAAACCGCCAGAGGAGAAGTCGGGTGAGTAAGCTACAAGAAGAATTCGCACAATCTACAGCGAAACTTATCCAGAAAGCTGTTGAGCTTGGCTATACTGTGACCTTCGGAGAAGCTTGGCGAACTCCCCAGCAAGCTCAGTGGGATGCAGATCATGGTACTGGGATTTCTCATAGTCTTCATGTTCAACGACTCGCTATTGATTTGAATTTTTTTAAGAATGGAGGCTACATTCAAGATGGATCTCAATTAAAAGATCTGGGAGATTGGTGGAAGTCTCTTGGAGAGAATTACAGGTGGGGAGGAGATTTTCACACGCGACCCGATGGTAATCATTTTTCTATTACGCCCGATGGAGTGAGAGCATGACCAGCATCCCCGAGTTGACTCAGACGGACCACGATCTACTTGTTAAGACAGAAGTAATAGAGCGTCTCCTAGCTGCAAGAAGATTGGCACAGGCAGATCTTGATTCGTTCAATGCCACTAAGATTGCAGACTTACAGATGCGAATCGCTGCAATAAGTGGACAATTAGAAGCTCTTGGGTACAAAGAGCCGATACCATCCGTAGAGGCACTACCGGCTGCGTCTGTATGAACACTGCTGGCTTTAGCGATGCCGCTAAGAAAATTATTTCCACCGTCGCCCCACTTTTGGGAACTGCTCTTGGCGGTCCTCTCGGTGGTACTGCTGGTTATCTTCTTGCTAAGGCGCTGGGCGGTGGGGATATGAAGACAGCCGACGCGGCTATCCTCAGTGCTGATCCACAAACTCTTTTATCTCTTAAGAAAGTAGAAAGTGATTTCAAGTCTCACATGGCTGAACTGGGGGTGGAAGAAGACAAGCTCGCCTATGCGGACACAGCCAGTGCGAGACAGAGAGAAGTTGAACTTAAAGATCACACCCCAGCTATCCTCGCCTATCTAGTTACAGTAGGATTTTTTGGATCTCTCGGTTATTTGATAGTTTATGGAGCACCAAAGACAAACGGGGGAGGAGGCGAAGCTTTTCTACTCATGCTAGGTTCTTTGGGAACTGCTTGGGTGACGATCATAGCCTACTATTTCGGCTCTAGTGCTGGAGCTGTCCGTAAAGACAAGGCGCTAGTTGACATAGCGAAATCCTAATGCCATATCCAGTCAAAGGTGAGAAGAAGGGAGCTTACGTTTCCCGATTCATGGGGAGCGAAGAAGCACAAAAGTCATTTCCTGACCAGAAACAACGAGCTGCCGTCGCTTATTCCATAGCGAAGCAACATCATCTAGCTCAAGCATTGAGGAAGAAATAAGATCCGGCTGTCAGGCACCCGCGCCGGAAGGACGGGTTTGGTGGTACCTCGCCTTATGGACTAACCCGGAAGGCGGCGAGGCCGCTGCCCACTAGCGGAAGAAGTTACCTTCCGTTCAGTTCAATGTATTTATCCAAATAGTGCCTTGCTTTCTGCAAGTCTGAAATCCCACCTTTTGCTCGCCATCGCATCACGTACTTGGTGATTTGCCCTTGGAAATAGTCTAGGTTAAAGTCCCAAACTACATCCCAATGTTCTTGGCCGGTCTTACTCTTACCTATGTAGTGAGTGCCGCCGACTTGATGATCATTCGCTTTACCTACTGGAAACATTGCATTACCCTATCATTATACGCTTAAAACTCTCCGGCTGCAACCTGAAGGCAAGTATATCCAGCCGCCCGCCAAGCCTCTACAACGCGCTTCCTATCTTCTAAAATGAACCATACCGCCTCAGGGGTCATACCAAATTCAATCGCCCACCGTATCTTCAATTCAAAGTCTTGAGTTCTATCTCCGTCTGCTCGCATTAAGAGGTTGTTGTAGGGCACTCCATGATGTTCTAACCACTTCCCCGTCACTTCTCGAGTCCGCTGAACTCTACCTGAGAAAATCCATATGTGACAGATCTCAGAAAACTCACACAATAGGTCTATAATTTTACTATTGGGAAGATCTTCGTGACAATGATCAAAATAAGCATCCCAATCTCGTTCACCAGAATGTAGATAGGTCTTAGCCCTCCCATGATCTAGAGCAATCGTACCGTCTAGATCAGCTATGATTATTTCATTCACTTTGTCTCCTTTCTACCCACTGGGCACAGGCAAGGCGCCAATCTGTAGCCATGATTTTAGGAATTATGACATTTCGTTTTTCTTTCTGTAGGTAGACATCATGGATTGGGAAGGCTACCTCATGGAACCATTGACAATTGAAATTTCCTAGTCCGTCTATTATGAATTTTCTGCAGTCTTCTAAGAACATATCTACAGATTCATTTTCCAATAACAGAGGATAAGGCGTAACGCCTCCCTTACCGTAGAAATCAGTGTGGCCTCCAGGGCTCGCCATAATTTTCTCGAATCGAGGAAGATTCATGTACACGTGGAGATTATTCGTGAAAGCATAGTACATCCCCATCGGTACGCCTATGCCGTGAGCAACTAGCTCTTGCAGATAAGTCATGTGAACGATGTTAGCCCCGAGCATTCCCCATATCGCATCATTGCTGCGATTGCAGACGGTCATGTTGAGATGGCCCTCTACGATCCTAAAATAGATATGAGTATTGCAGGGGCGATCTGCCCCCAGCTCTCCACGAGCTGATAAATCTATTCCAGGGTCCCACATTCCCAGCACAGCTCTTCGACTTGTGGGATCCCTCTTAAGTTGGTTGATCACTGTGACTATTTGATCAAATCCCCAATGATTTCTCCATCGCACACCATATGAAGCTGGGAGGGTTTGTCCGTCGTCACTATATTTGACAAATCCTGAGTTAAATTGATTGATCCACTTCAATTCCTTGCTGCCCGACATGAGCCATATAAATTCCATGACATGGAAGAATGGATTGGCATCACGGATAGGATCAAATAAAACTCTTTCTTTAGGCCGCATTATCTGAAGAAATGCTGGATATGGAATGGTCATAACTGGACCATTACGACTTTCTTCTTTCTCAGCCTCAGCTTGGAATGTCCATAAGAAATCTTCGTAAGCTTGAGTGACATTACCTCCGTAGATTCTATACACCTTCGTATCTCCTCTTGCTGCGCCCTGTGCCATTTCTGACACGCTGGTATTTATCATACTCACATAAACAGTTCTGTAGGTCTTGGTTGCAGATGGCGGGTATTGTCAGAGGCCAATGAGCGTCTACGTATTTTCGTACTTCTTTGAAGTGAGATAGAAAGGCGCTCTCCTTCATTTCATCTGGTCTGTTGTAGTGGAACCACGAACAGCCTCGTATACTCCCAGGTCCAGGTACTACGAAAGTCCACCAGTCCTCCATCTTAGCTAGGGGATGCTCTGGAGTGTTTTTGAGGTCAGCTATGATCTGACCGGCCAAAAACGAGCCAATTCCGTCTATCTCCTCGAGCCCCGCCGCAGCAGCCCCTCCACTGGTGCCCCGGCACGCTTTTCTAAGCCCGTCGAGGCGCTTATAAACAGCCTCAAGTACCTCATAGGTAAGGTAGTCAACCTTTGCCATCGGCATTCCGTGGGTTGTGATCAAATAAGCACCACCCCAGACCTTAAACCCCTGTTTGGCGATTTCTCTGAGCTGAGCATTCATAACTAGAGGACTATGCCCTACTCGGTATCCTAATGCCTCCAAAGTGGGAGGCCAGTTTAAGAATCTGGACATGATGATATTATATTCAAACATATGTTCGTTCACGTACGAACTATAGAATTTTCGGATCCACTGAGTTACTTTGTCGTCTTCCCGACGTACATTGCAGAAATACGTGTTTTGGAAGACTGGATCGTCACTCCACGGCTTCGGCGCACCAGTTTTCTTTGTCTCCAAGATTTCATAGCGCTCTTTGATCCAATACATCAATGTTTCAGGGGGAGTCACCTCTTCACCTCCATATCTACGCTTGGACCACCACGGGCGAAATTGACTCCAGCTTCGTACAGAGCCTTCCACTGACACCTATAGTCATATCTGACATCTCCCATCCACTTCGCTACTTTGGGTCGTCTTTCAACGACAGTAACGTAGGCCGGCCATCGGTTCGCCAAGTATTCAACAGCAGCGCGCTGCATTTCAGGAGTGCGATAGATAGAGCAACCGCCGGGAGCTTGGCAGGGTCCGTGATCTTGAAAGAATGTCGTAATAAGTGCATTTGCTTGACCCCGTGATAGCAGAGTACAATTGAGCACCACGTCAGCCAGTATAGGAAGCTGATCCACCTTAACATTTCCTATCATCCTTCTGTTTATGGCTTGGATACAGATGATACGACCATTTTGGACATGAGGAGTCTTTGCCTCCTGCCCCATTTGACGAGGATGAACCCCTACCAACGCAAAATGATCTAAAAGTGTCTCCATGTATTCGTACAGCCCCACTAATCGTTCAGGGTCTTTGACTGAGATGAGGCTGCGGGGACGATCGGGGTCAGACTTTTCGCTAAACACAAGATCATCGTCAAGAATGACTGTTTTTTCTTCAGAATGATGCCCTACTCCTGGACATCCATCTAATAT